AACATGCATCCAGTAGCAATTATGTGTTGTAGGAGAGTTGACATTATACCTATAGAAGTTGTAGTGAGGAATGTTGCTGCTGGATCTATAGTCAGGCAGACAAATATTAAAGAAGGTACTGAGTTTGGGTGGCCATTGGTTGAGTGGTACTTGAAGGATGATGAAAAGGATGACCCATTACTAACAGAGAATCGTATATGGGCAATGGGTAACTATCCCTTAAGGGATATGGAACAGACTGCTAGAGAAGTTAATGGTATTTTATCAAAGACTTTTAAAGAAATAGGTCTTACACTTGTTGATTTTAAATTAGAGTTTGGTTATGATTCTGACAAAAATTTACTCCTTGCTGATGAACTATCACCTGATGGAATGCGTCTTTGGAAAGAAGGTAAAAGTTTTGACAAAGATTTGTTTAGGAAGGGTGAAGGAAATATAGTAGATGCTTATAAAGATATTTTACAGAAATTAAAATTAAGCAATCATTAAATGATTAAATAATTTCATGAGCGTAATTATCTACCAAGATCATATAGAAATCCTTGAGGAAGAGAACTTTCTCCTTAAGCAGGAGGTTCTGTTTCTTAGGAAACAGTTGAAATATAAATCAATGGGAATTCCAATCGATGGGTATGATGAGGAAGAAGAATAAATAATAAAAAAAGTATCACTGATAATGAAAACTTTTAAGGAATTTTTAGACGAAAGTAGTCTGAGTAGAATTAAATCTAAGTCTGATAAAGGAGGTATGGCTGTTATCTCTGGAAGTCGTGGTGACAAATCAAAGAAAGAAAATAAGGCAAGAGCAAAGCAGTTAGATAAAGATATCAAGGGTAAGGGTTTACCTGGTGCCACTAAGGTATCTGGAAGATGGGATGAGAAGGATGATAAGACTGGTAAAACCACTAAGGTTAAAGAGAGAAGTCATGTTGTCAGTTCTGGTAAAAAGGGAAAGAGGGCATTTAAGAAAGCAGTCAAGTCACTAGGTAAGAAGTATGGTCAGGATGCGGTCTTGACACAAACTAAAAAAACTGGTACAGTATCAGCAACTAGAAAAGGTGGACTCGGCAAAGATAGTCAAGGTAGAAACGTTAAAAGAATAAAAGCAGGTAAATTTAAACCAGGCCAAACTTCACCAGAAGGTGATACTCAAATTAAAAAGAAAACCTTTGCCTACAAAAAATGACAAACAAACTTTATGATGACTCCAATTGGAGAGAAGAGTACAAGGGTTACACTAGTAACAAAAAACATCTTGAACTGCTAGAGAATGGACCTAAAAGTCTATCGCAGTCATGGATACTGCAAGCACTCTATAATGAGTGGAAGAAAATGAAGGGGTATAATAAACTTGACCCTAAAGAAAATGAAGGTCAATTACAATCGTCTTTAGGTGATTTTTTTAAAAAACAAGAGACAATTAAATAAGTGTCCACGAGGGTCTATATGACCCTCTTTTTTGTATTATAATATGTTCAGTTAAATAAAACACAATGCCTTTTGAGATTAAGATGACTGAAGACCAAGTAGTAGATGGATTGAGAAGTGCTTATGGTACAGAATTTACTGCTGCTGATATCAAGGGATTTTGTTCTATGAATGACATCACTTATCAAACAGTGACTAAGAAATTGAAAAAGTATAAGGTTGCTAAGGGTAGGTGGAATTTAGAAGTTACAACTAAAGCAGTTGAGAATATTGAAAAATCATTCAGTGCACCTGCTGTAGTTCCTTCAGAAATTCAAAATCTAGTTCCTGAAAAGGATGATACTTTTGTTCCATTTGGTAGTTTTAAAGATGTTAAAAAAATTATACAAAGTAAGCTTTTTTATCCTACTTTTATCACTGGTCTTTCTGGGAATGGTAAAACATTTTCTGTAGAGCAAGCATGTGCTCAACTAGGTAGAGAACTAATTCGTGTAAACATTACTATTGAAACAGATGAAGATGATCTCATTGGTGGCTTCCGCCTTGTTGACGGTGCCACAGTCTGGCACGACGGACCAGTTAT